AGTTTCTTCCTTCATGGTCTTCATGTCTTCGTGTTTCATGTCGGCTCCTTATTTACGAACTTTGCCACCGCGCTTCATGCCAGTGGTGCTGCCAGCCATTTTGGGTTCCATAGCACGTGTATGACCGCGTTGTTGAACGCTGTGTTCGCCATGAGCGCGTTTACCGCCTTCGGTAACCTTGCCCATTTTGGATGTAGTCATACCTTTGCTTTGATCCTTGGTTTCAGTACCAATGGTATCGCCGCCCATAGCCATAGACAAATGGTGATGAGCCATTGCCATGTGATGCTTTGCTGTCAATTTAGTCATATCGCCACCTCTTGAGAATTTGCGGCCTTTATCTGCCGCGTTAAAGTCTTTTCCCACAGACTGTGGGATACCCACCTTTTTGGCGAAAGCAGCGTTATGTGCTACTGCCGCCATCAGATTGTGTTGTGCCTTGCTCTTGCTTGGCATCACCTTGCCCCTTGCTGAATAAGCTGGTCAATTTTAGCTTCCAACTTGTTAAAGCGCTGGTCAATGTGCTCAGTAATTTTGTTAAGTTCGGCGTTTGTAACATAGTCCCTTGCCATTTCTTCGCGTGTGCGATTAAGCAGTATTTCAACCCGCTTTAATTCATCGGATTTATCTTTTATGACAAAACCAATGACGGCTAAAAAAATGGACAAGCCGGTAGTCCAAAGTACATGCATGTCCATGTCAGCACTTCCACGCCCGTAGGCTTTTGTTAATCCGGGAGTTTGGGTCTTTCGCAGTCTTCTCGGAGGTAAGTTTCTTCTTCATACCTTCCATCCGTGCACAGAAGCTGTCGCGCCTTTTTCCGCCCTCGGGTTGGGGAGCTTTTAAATTCATCCCTTGCTTCTTGGCGGAGGCGCGCCCTTTCGCGTTCAGACCTCCGTTCGGATTCTTCCCTTCTTTGCGCTGCCATGCGGGTGATTTTGCCATGATTAGCCCACGGAGTTAGCGATTAAATAACCGCCAGCAAAGATACTGCCGACAAAAGGACCACCGGAGTTAGATTTCAATTGGAACTGAATATCAGTACCCCCCTCATGTTGAACTGGCACGGTATAAGGGATATTGAAGATCTGAACAAACGGCGATTGAGACAACACGCTTGTGTTGCCCGCATATGCTGCGGGATAGCCATTAATGTTGTCAGTGGGATTGCCCAAGTTGAATTTGTTGTACTCAGCAAAAAGCATGTAGTTGCTAGATGTAAACCCAATGCTGGCATTGCCTTGGACATACGACAAGTAGAACGTATAGCCGTTAGGAACCGTAAAAATAGATGCCTGTGTCTGCCCAATACCGGGGTTAATTTGCGCATACAAAACAGTGCTGTTTTTGCAAGTAATCGTGCCAGCGTTTACACCGTTGGTGATATACAAGCCATTAATACGCAAGTATGAGTTAACTGTAGTCACACCAGTCGTGCCATTCAACACAATGTTTTCGTACAGCAAGTTGTAGTTGGCATCCAAACCCATGACAAGCACGGTCTGGGTGTCTGTGGTGCTAGATACCAAAGTCATCTGCACAGCAGATGACGGATAGGTATAAGCACCGCCGGATTGGGTCAAACCTTCCCACAAAGGGCCAAGGGCAGTGGAACCCACTTGGGTACTATAGCCAAAGATTTCGACGGGGTAATGAAAAGCAACGTCCCCACGACCAACCTGCAACTCAAAGGGTTCATGACGACCCTTACGAGTGATGGAGGTAGGCGAAGAATTGCCGTAAAACGAAGTTGTGCTGACAGCCATAATTGATCTCCTTAGTTACAAAGAGGGGGCCGTAGCCCCCAGATCAATCAGTCAAGGTTACCGTAAGGGTATTGAGTCAACGTACCAATGTTGTTGTCGTTCTGGGCGTAACGAATAATGAAATTCAATTTGCCGCCAGTAGGAGCTGCAACGCTAGTGCCAGTGATGCTCAAGGTGAACACAACTTGCGACAAGAACGAAGGGTTAGCACCCAAGGTGGGGTTCTGAATGTCGGAAGTGGTAGCCAACAAGTTAGCCAAGTTAGTACCAGTGTAGGTAATGGTTTGACGGCCAGCAGTACCAACAGTTGTAGTACCCAAAGCGGCAGTAGCGTAGGTGGGTGTACCGCCACCAGCAGTGTAGTTGTTAGACACAAACACGCTGACGTTGCTCAAAGTAGCGCCGGATTCACCAGTGATTGCAGAGATGTAGTCAACATCAATTGCAATGATTTGGCTGGTGTTGGGCAAGTACATAACCGCGCCACGATATACCTGAGTAGTGGTATCGGCGGGAATGGTTTGCGTGGTGGGGCCATTAGCGCTATAGACGCTAGAGGGGGTGTAAACAGTACCTTGCAAGTTGGGGATGTTGTTGCCCCAAACGAATTGGCCAGAACCACCAGAGTAACCAGCAGTGCCAACAGTGCTGTTGGACAAATCAATATAGCAGTCTTGTTCCAAGACTGTGTAACCAACGTCGCGCAAAGCGCCAAAACGGTTGTCGCCCGAAAGGATTGGGCCTTCAAATGTACTGCGTGCCATGACAAATGTCCTTATGCAAAAGTTACCTTGTTAATCGTTGCATCGTCTGCTGGGCCAGTGGCAACAAGGTCGAATTCCCAGATGCGCTCAATATACTCTAATTTTTGTACATGTCAACAACAACGTGTCACAAAAACCCAGAAAAATGCGCGCATGCCCTACAAAGACTCGGCCAAACGCAAAAAGTACCATAAAGAACGCAGCGCTGTGTGGTACAAAGAAAACAAAGAGCTAACAAAAGAGCGTGCTAAACACGTTAAAAAGTTGGCGAAGCAAGAATGGTTAGACTACAAAGCAAACCTACGCTGTGTGCGCTGTGGGCAAGACCACCCGGCAACTTTCGATTTTCATCATGTTGACCCAAAAACCAAGATAAAGAGCGTCAATGAATGGGTAAAAGAGCGTAAGTATGCTGAGGCGCATGAAGAGGTTAAAAAGTGCATAGTCCTGTGTGCGAACTGCCACCGTATTCACCACTACAATGAAAAACGGGGACACAAGGCCCCCGATGCTGTTAAGCATTTGGATTAAGCTTCTTCAGCTTCTTCTTCGGCTTCGTCGTCTTCGACTTCAACTTCGTCGTCTTCTTCGACTTCTTCCCACTCTTCTTCGTCAACGATGCCGTAGATCTCTTCGACTTGGCGCACGATGTCTAAGACCAAGTCAAGGTCAGTGCCTTCGGGAACAGCAATCCACTCGGCAACTTCTTCTTCGGTCAGAGGACCTTCTTCCAAGTCTTCGTCATCAAATTCTTCTTCGTCGTCAAACGAAAACACGCTAACAGTCATGTCATAGTCAGCGGGGGCAAGTGTCTTAACTACTTGGGTCATCAACTCAGTTTGGGCTTGCATAGCTTCAACCATCAACTCAAAAACGGTGTTCATACCAATCTCCAAAGGGGTGTAAATTAATGCAACCGGATGGCTGCAAGACCCATCGTAGACCCCGTTTGTGACAGAAAAAAGGCTCCCGAAGGAGCCTTTAGAGTTAGGGTAAACCCTAGCTTAGTATGAGCTAAAGATGCCCAGAGGATCAGACCAGCCGAAGCTGTAACGCTCACGTGATTTGTAACGGACGTTGCCAGTGTCGAAGTCTCCGTCCATGCTGTTTTGCAAGGGGATACGTTCGAAGTGCTTCAAACCGTTAGGCACATCAGTTGTCAAGAACCAAGTGTTGGTCGATGTCAAGAAGTGGTTAACGGTGTAACCTTCAGGAATCGAACCGTTGTTCTTGATGGCGTTGATGTCGTTGTTGTTTGTACCAACGCGCAACTCGGTTTCGAGCAGGCGGGTAGCAACGAACATCAGGCTTGGGGGAACAACCAACTTGCGGGGTTTAGCAGCGATCAACAGACCACGTTCATCAGTCCACGCAGCGATTTGAATCACGGCTGCTTCGAGAGCAGTTTCGTTCAAGTCGGAGGGGGTAGCGAATGTGTTGCTGTTAGTACCGCCGTTAACCAAGGGGTGAGCTGTAGAGAACAAAGACACGCCGTCACCGCCGGTGTAGGCAGCGTTGTAGCCGTTGTTCAAAACCGCAGCAGCTTTGACTTGCTTGGTGTAAGCCATGGCACGAGCCAAGCCTTTGGTGTAACGAGCAGACAAGCTGTCGTACAAGTTATCTTCGATCGCTTCTTCAGTGATCGAGAAACCCAAGGCGATGGTTTCGTGGTTGTAGCGAGCAGTCCACGCTTCTTGTGCGTTGTCGTAAGAAATCGCTGTACCTTCATTCTTCACAGGAGCTGCGGAGAAGCCGGACAGTTTGGTTTCTTCTTCGAACGAACGTTCAGAAGTTTCGGTCTCATAAATTTCTTTATGCTCTTCGCCGTAACGGGCGTACTCCAAACCGAACAAAGCGTTCAGGCCGGGGAGCAATTCCTTCAATAGTTGTGCACGTGAAATAGCCATTTTAAATTACTCCTTAGACGCCAGCGCTGTTAGTCAAGCCTTGGAAACCTTGGTTCCACACGACTTTAACTTCAGGATAGCCAACAAACGACAAAGCTGTACCAGCGGGAACTGACACGGTGGTGGACAAGGTCAAAGTTGTACCGCTGATGTTAGTCACGGTCAAATAGTTACCTTGAGCCATACCAGTGACGCCGGGGGCAATGATTTGCATGCCGGGGCTGATAGCAGTGTTAGCGGCAGTAATGGTCAAAGTGGCGCTGCTGGAAGTTGCATTGCCGCTAGTAGCGGTAACGGTAACAGCAGTGTCAGGAACCAAACCAACCACACGGAAGGGCAGAGCGCTGGTAACACGAGTGTTGCCAGAAGTGCCAGAGCTAATCACGCCACCAGACACAGCCATAGCCGAGTCGCCGGTGTTGGTGTTACCTGTGTTGCCAGTGATAGCGTACAAGTTAGTACCAACAAAAGTAGCATTAGCATAACCAACGGTAGTGCCAGTGTTAGCCAACGATGTACCTTGAACGGTCATCACTGCCTTGAACACGACACGTGGATCGTCGATGATGTAAGCGGTTGCGTTGTTAGACACAGTGTTGGCGGGCCAATATTGAGCGCGAACGGTTTGACCGGACGAGTTCACATATTCGCAGCCAACGAAGATACCCAAAGTGCCAGCGGTAGCTGTACCGGGGGTAGAGGTTGCAGACATAGCTGTAGTAACAACAGTACCGCCAGACAACTGGACGATATCGCCGTAGAACATGCTCGTGTTGTAGCCAGAAGCGATGGGCAATGAACGAGTGCTGCCAGCGTAGGGCAAACCACCCAGCTCATTGATCGCCTCGAACCCATAGGGTGCGGGGACAATAGGATAAGCCATTTATAAACTCCAAAAGTTATTTAGAACCAGTACCAAATGCGCTGCCACGTGTCGAAGTGGACTTGCGGTCCGAAAACAGCGGCATACGCGGATCTTGCTGACGCATAAAATTGTTGTCGACTGATTCCATCTGGGATTGGTTTTGTTTGGCGTAATATTCCATCATCGCTTCGAGGCGTTCGGTTGGCATTCTGCACAACATCAAACCGCCAATTTCCACGTTTCCGTTCTTATCGCCAGTCAACATCAATTCTGGATGGTCAGCCGCCTTTACCGGCTCCCAACCTTCGCGCATCTTACGAGACACGTTGGTCGGTTCTTCCTTACCCATGAGCGAAGTCATAATCCAGCGGAATGACGTGCCCGGAATAGGGGTCGGTTCAGGCAAGTGTGCTGCCGGTTTGTATTCATACCGTACAGACTTTTCGCGTGACACGAGGTCACGATTAACGCGGTTATCAGTAGCCATTTTAATTCTCCAATTTCAAAACTTGTTCAGCATATTGCTGGTTAGACAGACCAAACTTCTTCGCTAACGCTTGTTGCGTCAGTGTGAGTTGGACACGTTTTTTCCCAGCCGTTCGTGTTGCAGGTGCAACCACGCTTGCTGTTTTGCGTGAAGATGACTCTGCGTTACTACGCGTTGTTTCTTCCCCAAAAATTTCGGGAAAGGTCTTTTTTATGCGAGCATCAACCGAGTTGAAGTACTCGTCAGATTGCGGGTCAACCCCGGAGTTGACTAGTTTTTGGTGCAGCCCTAGTGCAAAGCTGGTAATTTCTTCGAACCCCGGTGCGCCGAACCACTGGTTTTTTGCCTGCCAGCGCAGGGATTTTTCGTCCGGTTGTACCTGTTGGGGTGCTTGAGGTTGACGTTGTACAGGAGTTTCGTCAACTTGTAAAGAGGCAGGGCGAAAATTATTTGCCTCCATCAAACGCATCTTGGCATCGGTCAGAGCTTCGCTGGCTGCAATGATGGCATCGCTATCAAACGATTCCTGTGCAGCTTTCAAGTTCTTACGCGCCATGTCCAACGACTGTTCCGCCGCAGACTTCAGAGTGGTTGCGTATTCTTGCGAGCCGGTATTGACGTATTGCTTAAGTTGTTTATTCTCATTGAGCAACTGCTGGGCCATGCGTTCCAACTCTTCCCGCTCACGGGCGATCTGGTCGGCGCGGCGGCGCTCGTCATGACGCGCATGCGTCAACTCTTTAATACGCTTTTTGACGTTATCCGAGTAATTCTCGATTTCGTCATCGGTTGGGTCACTTACCTCACGGTCAAGTGGCTTACGCCCCCTGTCCGCTTCTGGCGTATCGTCGACTAGCTCAATCTCAAGCTCGTCATCATCTTTCGCGGAGGTCTTCTCCGCGTCCAGCTCATCTGGAAACTTAAACTCTTCGGGCATAGCCACTCCTTAGTATGCGCGGGTAATTCCGCGGGGATCATCCACCACAGCTTCGACTTGGTCGTCGTTGATGAGGCGGAACTCTTTACCGTAAATCTTGAAACGCGTACCAGCGTAAGCTCGCACGATCACAAAATCTCCGGCTTTGCACCAAGCTCCGTTAGGAAATTTGGTGGTATCTTTGTAAGCGTCTACGCCTGTTTTCAAAACAAACAAGACGGTAGTTGAGTGCTCTTCTTGTCGGATCAGATCCGACGGCTTAACCAAGTCCAGTTCTGTCCCGGCGATCTTGTCAGACACGTCTGGCACGGCGCAGAGCAGTTTGTATCCTGAAGGTTCGGGCAACAACGTGCCTTTTTCCTCAGGAGTCGCATCCGGTTCGGGTTGTTCAGTTGGTTGAATGGTTGGTGGCAAAACCAAACCCGGGGGCAAAATAAAATCACTCATCTGATTTCTCTACTTTCTCTGCAAGGTCTATGATGTAACGCTCTGCTTGGGCAAGACCCTGAATCACCCCACAGAGTTTTTGATATTCTTCAAAGTTGCGGCAATGACCACTTGCGAGGTCATCGGCGTAGTTGTTTAAGTCTTTGCGTATTTGTTCGCGCAATACGCGTGCGAATTCGTGGATCATGCGTTACCTTTAGGTTCCGGTTTGTTACGTGTTTGCATCTGGGCTTTCATCATCTC